TCACTTGAAGTTGTAGTGACAACATCGTGTCTCCCTATAATAACCGTTCCTGCCGTTGGGGCAACTAATTTCGCAGAAGAAACATAACCATCTGGAACAGTTTCAAATCTCGAATCATTACCTGCCGCCGCTTTGACTGCAGTTGTGCCAAGTGTCCTAAGCCCTGCTGTGCCAGCTGCGGGGTCGGAAGGACAACCTATTGTGGTTCTAACTGCGGAGGCGCTTGCGTCATCGACTACGGTTTTGGCAAAAGCTGAAATGGTCGTACTGGCAGGGACTGTAAATGTGAGCAAATTAGTTCCATCGCAAATTGTGTTTATCTCGGCTGCTGTGGCAGTCAACCCATCCACGCCGGAATTGATTTCTGCGGCTGTTGCCGTAAGCCCTAAAGTGCCTAAAGCCGTTGCTGCATTTGCATCATCGGTAAGCGTCGCCCCGAAAGCTGAAATGGTGGTAGAGGCCGGAAGTTCGAGAGTGCCAACATTTGCAGCAACATCTGTTGCTCCAGTTGACAATGTATGAGTATGAGAGTTTTTGGCAGCAGTCCCGTCAGAAGTAGCGTTTATCTCTGCCGCTGTGGCATTTATCCCTAAGTTGAGTAGAGCATTAACCGCTGACAGGACTTCCGGAACTCCCGTTGCCGCTGTTTTTCTGCCGATAAAAGAGGCGGTTGCCATGTCATTCATTTTTGCAAGGGTTACAGCTTTGTTTGTAATCGTTAAAGCGCCAGAGCCGGTAACTTCGCCTGTGTGGGTAGCGTTAGTTACTTTTGCATTATTGGTAGCAACATTGCTCTCTATTGTGTCTAAATTAACCGCCTGGGTTACAGTTATGTGACCAACTTTGGTCGCATCTCCACTTGGATATGTATTTTTAGCTGTGTTAGCTACTATCTCAGCCCACTTTGCCGTAGTCAACATACCGGCGGTCGAAACCGTAGCTGCTGGCAAGATTACATCATTAGCCCCGCCATCACTTGTTATCCCTACCGTTGTTGTAGTCACCGTTCCTACACTTAAAGCGGTTGATACGTTCGTGTTTTTAGCGGTGTTAGCTATAATCGCTTGGATATGTGCAGCCGTTGCGTAACCTGCGGCCAGATTAGTTGCTGCCGGAATACTAATAGCAGGCGTTGTACCTCCCGATGATGCCACCGGAGATGTTCCGCCTACGGAGGTTACGGTTCCTGGTTGCGCTCCTGCTGCGATTCCATTAAGTTTTGCTATTTGAGTGGAGGTTGCATAACCATTGACGGAAGCAGTGGCCGCCGGTATAGCAATCACAGGAGCAAGAGCAGCTATTACCGTAGGCGTGTTGCTCAGTGTAATAGGGGATGTGGCTGAAAGGGTCTGTTTATTAGCTATGGTCAAAGCGGTAGAGCCGGTAACTTCGCCTGTATGTGTAGCGTTAGTTACTTTTGCTGTGTTTAAATTAATAGCAGTTCGGTTTTCCTGTAATGCAGTTTCTACATTTGTACCAGTAATTATTCCACCTGCATCTGCTATCGAAACCCCTGCGGCATTTTGGTCGCCAGTATTCGTTCCTGTTAGTCCTAAGTCGGTTTTAAGAGTTGCAAGAGTGTTGACTTCAGGCACACCCACACCCGCTGTCTTCCTGTAGATCAAAGAAGCGGTAGCCATATTTGCCATCTTTGCTAAGGTGACGGCAGCAGCGGATATTGTTAATGCGGTAGAGCCGGTAACTTCACCGGTGTGAGAACTATGATTGAAAGTCCTGTTAGCCTCCAAAGTCCCGCCACCAGATATACCCGTACCTGCTATCATGTTTATTGTTTTTGCTGGCACTCCCAATGTGGTTCTGGCCGTTAAAGCATCCGCATCATCAACTACGGTTGCCCCAAAAGCTGAAATGGTCGTATCGGCTGGAAGCGATAAAGTGGCAATATCAGCGTCAATCCCAAGGGTTGCTATGACTGCCGCTGCATTAGCATCGTCAAGTATTGATCTGGCGAACGCTGTTAAAGAGGCTTCTGCGATAGTGTCTACACCAGTGGTGTAAAGTATCTTGCCTGCGGCTGTTCCTAACGCTGCCATAGCAGTCAAGAAGGCATCGTAAGCCTGTACGTTTGTTCCTATGACTATTCCTAACTTAGTTCTTGCTGATGAAGCTGTGATAGCTTCTTGCGATGTTGCACCTGAATTTACAAAAACAGGAAGATTGGCTTTACCTGTAAGAGGCGAAACCTTTTCAAAGCCCGTTTCTATCGAATTAAACTCCGTTCGCATTGTAGCAGAAACAGCTTTTGAAGATGTACTCGGTATCCCGCTTTTGTTATAGAAGTCATTTCCCATTACCTTTTCCTCCGCCTTAGGCTGTATTCAAGTATCGCTCCGCTAAACCTGCCTGCGTTAAAACAATCACCTCTTGACCATATTTTTAACGATACGTTTACTCCACTTCCGGTCATGTCTAAATACGCAGGAGATAGAGAAACGCCGTCCCAGAAAAATGCATCCCAGGTAGTATCATCCCATATCGCCGAACTTAACTCAACGGGTTTTGTTGCTGTTAAAGCTTGACTTTGCGAAGGCTGTTCAGTTTCAGTTGACAGGTAGTCTAAATCATAATCAAATTTAAACTCATAATAACCCGTGCCGGATATTTCTACCGTTGCCTTTCTGTATCTTTTAATTAGTGTAGGGTTTTTTGAACTATTAAAAGCAAGAGTTATCCATGCCTCGATCTCACCCCCGTCAAAACTTGTTCCTTTCTCCATTTGATGAATATACCCGTCAGAATCACCAAAATAAACTTCTTCTGTTCCGCCGATTGTCTCGTAAGAATCTATACATTGCACTACATGGTCAAAAAACACCGGCATCATTCCTTGTACTTTACCGTTACTTAACGTCACATACAATCCTGTTTTATCGGAAAAGAAAAGGCAATATTGACTTTTATCTCTAAGCACACATGACGAGATAGCGTTAGGCCGTTTTGTTGTCAGCCATGTTTGGACTTGTTGTGATATTGTTGCGTCTGCAAAGTTTCCGTATTTCTCTGATGCTGCTAAACTTGTTATCCCCCTGTCATCCAACATCAAAGTCCCCCCGATTGTTTGGAGAGTGTATTCTATTGCTCCTGCCTCGTCTTTGTAAGTTATAAGATTCCAAGTACTTACGCCTGTGCCGTATAATATTCCTATTGTGTTTCGTGTGAAAATAGCAAGAGCGGCTGTATCAGAAGCCCCTGATTGTGATACAAAACCCGTGATAGTGTCCCCCATTGCAAGCTCATCGGCTCCTGTGATAGGCGACCAGACATACGGGGTACCAGGACTTGAGTGTTGGACAGAACCAATATAAGAAAAAAATAGGTGGTTTCTATGGGCACAAACGTGTCCTGGCGCATCAGTAATCATGCCTGTTTCAATAGGCACAAAAACAGTCCCATCAAATTCAAAACCTCTATTCTTTCCGTCACAGCCATAAAGCCTTTTTGTGTTTACATCACCCCCGAAATTTGAGATTTTAAATTCAAATCTTCCGCCTGGTATGGCGAAAGTAATCGCTGCACCGTTACCAGATATATTCGCTACATTGAGATCAGCTCCTACTTTTATTGTTTCAGCCTGGAATGTGCCTGTCTGTGAAGCATAAATAAGCCTTCCAGCAACATCCCCTCCGGCAAAAGTCCCTGTTTCTAAAACAACTCTCGTAAGAATAGCTGTAGCTCCTGAAGTTTCTCCTTCAATAGTCTGGCCTTCTGCTATGACAAAAGTCCCTCCGGAGGTAAAAGACAGCTCTATCCCCAACTCGACCTTAGACCAGCCGGAAGCGGTTGACTTGTACATATCCACAGTCGTTCCGCCGGCATTATTCCTAAAGCCATATTGAACATCCTCGTAACTTACTACCCCTCTAATCATCCCAGAACCAGGGACAGCCGTAATATCATCTCTGTAAATATCCGCTGCGAGGTTTTTATACTGAGCGTGTAGTTTGGAAGTATCAGCCCCGTCAAAAACTTGTGCGCCGGTCGCTGTGCCTTTTGTCGTGACTCCTACCTTGACAACTTCTGCCTGAAATGTGCCACTAAGTTTTGTAAGAACAAAATAAGTCAAAGTTACCGCAACAATAACCCCTGTAGCTCCTGAGTCGTTGCCTGTAAGGGTATCTCCCAGAGTAACCGTCTGTATATCTGTGGCTTCCAATGTCGCATAATCTGCGTCTGACGGTGCAGTCTGCCCGTCATATCTTTCGTACCCTTGATATGGAATATATCCGCCGTTTATATCCTGAACGAAATTTTGTGAATCTCGACAGGCTCCCGGGCTTAGATTAAGCATAGGAGTTACAACATCCAAGCCGCCCTTAAAGGGTATATATTCAGGAGTAATCCTCGCTTGCGGAAGTTTCATGCGAGTGGTTCTCCGTATTCAAGTCGTGGCAACTGATTTTTCTCAAGTTTTCTTAAAAGATTCCTGTATTCATTCAAGCTGTGCGCATACAAATCTGGTGCCCCAGAGTACGCTGAGAAAAGCATCAACCCTTTCCAGACAATAGCCATGTGGAATTGAGAAGGAATTATAGGGATATCATCGTCCACAGTCATAGTTTGAGCTTTTTTAAAATACTCTCCCGTTACAGTATAAACAGCATCAGGGATTGCCCATAAATACAATGAGTTGTCTGGCTTTATTGTGGTTATCGTAGGTCTCCCTGATGTTGTTCTAGTATTCCCAAACATATAAGCCCCTTGGAAGATATCCCATGGCACAAAAATAAGATACTGTTCGTCTGCCGCAGAAGAATAAAGCGTCATGGAATAATCTCCATCTGTCTTCCACGAAGCTAAATCAGACAAAGAAATATCAGCCGGAGCATAACCTTGAATGCCTGACGTGGTAGAAAAACTAAAGCTTGTTTGTAGAAACTTCCAGTTTGCGTAAGCGTTCTGGATAGTCTCATAAGCAGAAAGAACCCACTCAACAATCCTGCCCAGCTCACCCGTCTGGCTTACAACGGTGATTGGCCCGGTTCCAGCTATGCCTGCTTCTAATCGTAATCTCTGAGCAATTTCTAAAAAGTTCATTATGCCCCTTTAGGTTTGCGATAAAATCCCGTCGAGCCATTGGCGACCATTCGGTGAAGGGTCGTATAAGACTGCGAAAGGGTAAGAAAGCGTTGTTTGTGAAACGAGCTGTATGTTCTCTGGGCGGTTAGAATCCACAATCCTCTGAACATATTTAGTCCCTCTGGTACGAGCAAGAGCCTCTACATACTTACGCTTAATCTTAGACTCAACTCCCCGTATAACTGGCTGATTAAGGCCATTTACCTGCGGTGTAACAACGTCTAATGCCCCTTCCTCAGATGAAGGATGAATGAGAATAGTTAGAACATTATTCATAAAAGCCGCAAGTTCAGCAGTTTTTGCAAAGTCATTCTCAGTCACTTTTTCTATGGGGCCGTGATCGCCTAACTCAGACTGTTCCATTGCTTTATCTTTACCAAGTTTATCACTATGTGCTTCTGTTGCTTTTGACATTTCAATCTCCTTGCTCCATAGTTAATGTGAGGAAGCTGTCTGGAGGAAACAGTATTCAGGCGCGCGCCCTATCCCCACATTTTATTTTACGATGTCAATGGAGCCGCAGGAACCGCAAACAAATCGTAGTAAGTTACTGTTCCACCACTGATATCATCGGTCAAATCATCCGTTCCAACTGTGAATGTTGCACCATCGGTGGCAATCTTGATAGCACCAATCGGGCAAGTATTTACTGCCGGGGTCGGCCATACCAAGACATTAGTTCCTGCCGTTAAACTGGCAGTAGTAACCTCTGTGCCTTTGATTGTATCAATAACATTCCCTGTGGTAACTGTGATTAAGTACAAACAGGTTGTATCGTCTGCCTGTTCAGCACATGCTGTTGGGTCGATATTGTCAGCACTTCCCTTGTAGTAATTGATGCCATTGATTGCGAATCCAACCCCAGTGCCATTAGGCGCTGACGTCTTGATTGTAGAATCGTTTGTACCTTCGGCAAGGCCTGCTTTATCCTTACAAAAGGTTCCGCCGCGAATAAGCTCATTAAGATTTAAAGTCATTTTTTAGTCTCCTTTTTCTATTTCAATAAATTTTTCAAGCGGAGCCAAAACATCCGCTGATACGTTAAATGGTTTTCCGTCTACCTCAAGAGGCAAACAAACTTTCTCAAACTCAACTTCAACTTCTTCGGTCATAAGCTTCATATAATCTTCCTGAAACTTGACCATGTTCTCGCTGTTAGGCGCTATCGAAACACTCCCTTTATCATCTTTTTCGCCATGCTTATTTACCAGTGTGTTTCTAACACCTTCGATTGCATCGTATAGTTTCCCGATTGCAATCTTGAGCTTTGCCAATCCGAAACTTGCCTTGACCGGTAAATCTTTTTCAGAAAGTGTGTCCAATGCGCCATGTGCCATAAAAATTTCACCGTTTAAAAGTTTCATAATAATTCATATCTCCTGTAATATTTCCTGAGGTTAATTGTAGGAGCGGGGTCGCTCAGGAAACAACCCCTTCAAGCCATGGACTCTATCCCACAATTTTTATGTTAGGTTACACCAATAATAGTATCATGAACGTATATATATCCCGAAGTCCCATTCAACATGACCTTAATAGAGGCAATAGGTGTTTCGTCATACCCACTATTGTAGGTTCCCATTGTCAAAGCAGCCTGACTTCCATCTGTTTCATTAAAATGTATAGCATTGGTTACTGTTCCGACCAAACTAATTGCATGAGTAACAGCAGAAGTTGTACTAGACTGTCCTTCGATGTGTATTCCAACAGGCAGAGCGGCAGTACCGGGTGTAGCCAATATTCTTATTGCTGCTGTCTGATTGGCGCTCATACTACGAATATCAAGACCAAAATTAACATAATTAGCAGCTTCACAGTTGACATTTATCCGCATACCACACGTTGAGCCGACAAGGCCATTTTCACGAACCCGAGGCCGAATCTCCAAGCAAGCACACTCTTGAGCTACAGTTGCACCAGCAGTAATATCTAAATCAAACAAACCGGCTGTTAATGTAGCAGAACCAGTAGCTGTTATAGCATGAGCGCCTATTTCCATCGAGGCAAGACAAGCAGACTGCTCACCAAGAGCACAATCGTCACCAATAGCTACTCTTCCTCGTGAGGCATAACCATTTACAAGATCAAAATTAACATCAAGACGATTATACCCAACATGGATATAGCCAGCACTGGCTGCTTGAGTTTCAATATAATTCACACTGCCCATTACATAATCAGCAGAAGCTGGAGTAGCAGTAATATGCGTAGTCTGCATCACCAAGGTGTCGGTCACCGTTCCATAGGCAAGAGCAGTATTATATGAACCATGCTGCAATACTGACGCTGTAACGAATCCATCACCGGCTGTCTGAGCGACTGACACATTTACAGCTGTTGAACAAGCCCCTGAAAGAGCAATACCGTCTGTAGCTGTGCCTGCAAGCGAAATACCAGTCGTTCCGGTAAATCCACTTGTTACGGATATTGCCGTTGTTCCATCCCCAGAAAGGGTTATACCCGTAGTATAATCGCCTGAAATTATAATTGGATAGGCTGTGTCGCTAAAGGTCATTGCCTTAAAGGTGGTCGGGTCGTCATCGTTTAAAAACTTTGCAAATATAGACCGAAGTGAGCGCCTTGCTCTTGAATCGGCTATATAGTTTATGTAACTCTGTATTTTAGACATATTACCTCCTTACTCATGTGGCTTTCGCCGGGTAAGTCTTGTTTAATTATTTACTGCTAAATCACATTCTTATAACTGCGTACTGCACGATTCTATGCGGACAAGCCAATTTTCGTTTAGTCTCACACAAGACAGCCAGAAATCAGCTCCAACGAATCCGAACATACCTGAAGGATTGGCATGGTTTTTCACGTTAGACGGAATTATCGTGGGTGAAATACCTGTATATCCATGGCCTTTAAGTGAAATATGACCCCATGCTGACTCTGCCATCACAATCGCAGGGTAAACATCATTATTCGAACCACCCGCGGAAACCATTGTGTCATCATCAGTATCACCAGCAGCAAGATAAGGAGCGAAAAGAGGTGAGGTTACAAATCTAAATTCCTCGACTGCTCCGATTTCTCTTGCATGGACGGGTTTAATCGCTGATCCGTAATCAACTCTTTTAGTGAATCCTGCAATATCTCTTATGTCTGAACTCTGATCTGTGTGAATGAACACGATATAAGCCTCTTCAACTGAGCTTACTCCAAAGTCAGGGCCGGATTTAATCGCGGTAGTTACTTTTTTACCCCTGTTGTTTTCAAGCGTTCTTGCAGCCTGACGAAGTTTATTCAAACTTATGGCTGTGTTAAGACCTACTCTTGTGTCACCATTTGCATAAATAACACTCGAACCAGCTTTTACCTGACCGTATGCAATAAGCTCGGCTACTTCACCCATCGTCTCGCCTGTGAGCTTTGCCATATCATCAGGGATGTTATCTTCATAAAGAAGTTGTGCTTTGCTTGTGAATTTAAACAACACCGCATATTGGCTTAATGAGGAGGTAACATCAGTATAACTAATTGTATTCGCCGTGGGTGTTACACCCTCAGACGTTACAAAGTCAGCTGCGGTTATATTTGGTGTTTCATTTGCGTTTGCATTAAAGGGTTTTAATCTCCTAAACACAACCGTATCTGTCTTGTTTAACGGATGTTCTTTCTGATCTCCGAACTTGCCAAGCACGATTATCGGCTCTGCGTGTTTCAACATTTTTAATTCTGCATACAGCAGATTTCTACTTGGATCTGTGGAATATTTTTGGGTACTCATAATTTTACCTCTCCCTATTCCTCCCAGATTTCAGCGGCTATTTTTTTTCTTATTTCTGCGTCTGACATGTCTGCTTCCGTCTTAATCGGTTTAGTTTTCTTGCCATCCACTGCAACTGACTGTTTCAGCCGTTGCTTTCTTTCCGCTGCTATCTCGGAAGGTGATTTATTGTTTTGTTTGTTTGTGAATTTGTCTAAGACCGAAATTGCGTCTTTGGCAAACTTACTTGTTGTCAATTGTTTAACTTCATCCGGTTGCTTCCCTATCCAACTTAAATACTCAGGTGTTTTAATTGTTTCTTCCCACCCTTCATGTTTGAGATCGAGAAGCGATGTCTGGGTAGATTCAAGCATTTTTTCAAGACCCGTTATCTTGCCTTCTGATTGCTCTCTGCTGGCGTTAAATGCTTTCTGGCTATCCATGATCTCTTTCTTGCTCAACTCTATGTTGGAGTTGGTCTTTGCAAGCCTTGAATCAATAGCCTCTGCCCATTCGGGGAAATCCTCTTTTAATACGTTCCATGCTTCATCGTCTGACGCAGCCTTTTCAACCTCTTCTTTCGTGGGTGCGGGTTTCGTTTCAGCTTCATGCATCTTATTCTGGATTGACCCTATCCTGCTTTCTGTCTGTTTTAACCTTGCAACCATTGTGTCAAAGTCTTTTAATTTTGTGTCGGAGTCTTTTAATTTATTAGACATAGCTTCAAAAGTTTTTCGCAGGGCGGGACTTACTCCGGCCCACTCATCTTCTGGCTCTTCCGATTCGACTTCAACTGCCTCGGCTACTTCTTCCTTGCTTTTAGTTTCTATCGGTGCTTCGTCAAAGACTTCGGCAGCGATTTCATCTCTAATAGCTTGGTTTTCTTTTTCTGTTTTCCCTTCTTCTGTTTTATCTGGCATAATGTTTTTCCTTTCTCAGCTAAACGGTGAGAAGTTCGAGGCGATTAAATCGGCTCGTAAAAATAAAAAAAGCCAGTTAATGAGATTTCTCCCATCAAGCTGGCTTCTAAATAGATAGCTCTATTCGCTTGTTATGTTAAATTGTTGTATTTATTCTTTATCAATTTTAATTGAAATTGTCAAATTAATAAATTTCAATCTGTCTGTTCTTACTTTTTCGACTTTATAATGAATACTATGATCCTTTAACATCTGTTCTATTTCGGATTGTATGGTTTCTGCCTGTGCTTGTATCATGTTTTATTCTCAGGTAATTTAAGTATCTCTTTTAACAGCTTAATCCTGCCTCGCAATGCTGCTGTTTTTAATTCAGTTAACTTCTGGAAATCGTTTCGTTCTCTTGCATTAATAAGTTCAACTTCAAGCCATTTTCTTACAAATACCCATGTTGGAGAATATGCGTCAATAAGACCGTCATAATCAAAATTCCCTGGTATCTTGACCTCTAATCTTTCTATCTGCTTATTTTTTCTGGGTTTAAACCACAACATTATGCTCCTATTGCATCCTATAGTTCTTTTTCCCTAAGTGATGAGCAAGGCTCTTCTTTGCTCCTTCTAATTTAGCTTTTTCAAACCCAATTCGATCATGAATATAACGTTTGATTATCTTCCCACACTCTGAACATTTTTCAACACCCATATTTGTCCCATAGGGATCTATTATAATAAAATTAACATTATAATGTTTACATTCCGCTTGACATATCTTTAGCTCTAACGCCTCAAACCTCTCTCTTGTTTTTTTTAACATTTTACCTCCAAGCGATGTTTAAAACACACCGTCTTTCCCCTCCGTGAAATTACTTAACCATTCAATTTCAGAAATTTCCACCCAGTTCTCAGCTTCAGCTTCACTATTAATCTCAGCGCAACTTATGCTATGCCCTGTTTTGTCAGCTTCTTCTACAACAAACACATGCCCCCACCGTGTTGTTTCTACCTCACCGACTATTGAAATGTATCTGCCTCCGTAATGACGATAATATTTTCCTTTTTCAAAGCGCATTCGATTTTCCTCCTAAAATCATATTAATCTTCAAAAGCTCTGCCATCCTTTGCTTTTCCTGCTGGCTCGCTTACTGGTTCTATAATTTGCTCTCCCCCACCTTTTTGTGAAGATAGATCACGCTGTAAGTTCATTTTCGCTGAATTTGTTGCAAGATCGGCTTTTATCTTATCAAGGCTTATCCCTGATTTAGACGAAAATTCCATTATCTTTATTTGGTAGTCTATTCCCTTTATTTCTTTTTCGTGCTGTCTCTCGGCTTCTGCGTCTTTGGCTTTTTCTTGAAGCTCGGATATTGTAGCGTCTCTTCTCAATTTAAACTCTTCGTTTTGACCTTTCTGAGACATTTCGGCTTTTTCCATTTCTGTTTGAGCTCTTATCTCTGCGGCTGCAATACGTGGATCTTTTGGCTGTTCGGTTTGTTTTTCTTCATCTGTCTTTATCTCGTCATCAGATTTAAGTATATCTAAATGCATTGCAGAAAATAAGGCTTTAATGGCTTTCTTCCAGTCAACTAATGCTTTTATATCAGGGTCTTGTTTTGCCTGGAATACTTGGAATAATGACTTAGCCTGCTGGTCTTTTTCAAGAAGTACTGAAGTGCCTCTGACGTCCACGTTATAGTCGCCTTTAATTTCCGGGTCTTCGTTGTATTGCATATTCCACGAATAATAACGAGTTATATGCGGTCTTGTAATCCTGTCATCCCATGTTTTTACTCTTGATCTGAGCGCTACGTTGTTTGCATCAACCATTATGTTCGTTGCGCCTAAGGTTTCCGGTATCTCGCCTTTTTCACCCTGAAACATCATCGGCAAAGAGGTTTCCATGTCTATAAACCTTAAGGCTAACTCTATTATATTCTGGAGCTCTACTTGATTATTGGCTATCTGAAACTGAGCGAAAGCCTGCCTTACATCTTCACTCTCTCCTGTCGCCCTCCATATTTTTTTGCCTGTGATTTCCCACCTGCCGTCATCTGGTTCA